CCCCGGCCGCGGTAACACTCGGAATGGCCTACGAAATCAAGGCCCCAGTAGCGATAACAGCCATAACGGAATACAGAATCAGAACTAAAAACGCCGTCATAAGGTCGCTTTATTACGAAATTAAAGCGCCCGAAGCTACCACTTTGGGACTCCGATACGCTGTAAAGACCACACAGAGCCTTGAAATTGGCTTAAATTACAAGATTTCACGAGAAATCGGCATAACAGTCGGGATGGCCTACGCGATAGACGCCGAAATAGGACTGACCCTCGGCATGCAGTATGCCGTTAAAAGCCACCACAGCGCGCCCACGTTAGAAATGGAGTACAAGTTAAGGCTGAATCCATTCAGCGCCAAGGCGTCGCCGTACGGGGCAAAAACTGGCATATTTAGCGACAAGACCAGCCCCTACCACGAATTTCCTAAACCATAAAAAAAGTGTTATAATTAAAACATAAAAATATGCCAAAAAACTACACCTCAAAAACCATCCTCGAAAATTACATTTTGCAGACCATCGACTCAACGTTCGATACGCAATTAAATTTGTGGATGGAATCAATCGAAGCGTTTATAGACCGACAGACCGGCCGGAATTTTAAGGCCGACTCAAACGAAACCATAAAACTCTACGACGGCAACGGCGAATTTGATATTTTAATAGACGACTTTATTGTGTCCACCGGATACCCGGAATTAAAAATAGACGATAACTTAATTCCGACTACGGATTATTACGTCTACCCGCCGAACACAGAAAAGAAAAATAGAATCAAATTCGTTAATGGATTTTTTACTTCCGGAAATCAAAACGTTTCCGTAAAAGCCAAATGGGGATACAGCGCCGCGGTCCCGGCCGACGTGCAACTCGCCGCGACAATTTTATTGGCCGGCGTGCTTAATTATTCCAACAAAGCCCGCGTCGTCCGGAGCGAAACGATTGGCAGTTATTCCGTGACCTACGATACCGACAAAGGCTGGCAAGATTTTAACCAAGCGATGAAAATTTTGGGAGCCTATAAAAAATTTACTTTTTAAGATTATGCCATTAAAAGATTTATACAATGAAAAAGTAAACGTCGCCCGGTTAACCGCCATACTCGATAACCACGGACAGGCCACAGCGAAAAAAGAGTACACCGCGCACATAGCCAACCTTGACTGCCACGTGCAAGCCTACGACGAGGACATAACCCAAGACAACAGCAATTCGTTTGGCAAAGACTGGAAAATGTTCTGCCCGTTAGCTGACATTATCGAGGGCGACCGGATCACCAGAGGGAGCGACGAGTACCGAATAGTGGCCATTAAAACTTTCAACAATTATGGTGACAACAGCCATATGGAATTAAGAATTAGAATTTTTAAATCATAACAATGAGCGCGACAATTTCCATAACAATAAAAAATTACGCCGAAATAGAACAATTATTCACCCGGATGCCGGAGCGAATGATTAAGGCGTTAGACACAGCAGTCGAACGGTGCATTCTAAAAATCCAAAGCGACGCAATGAAAGAGGCGCCAGTCAACAAACAAAGTGGCGGCGGAAATTTACGCCAAAGCATAAAAGCAATGATGACCGGACCGGCCAGCGGCAAAGTGGAAGTGGGAGCGTCGTACGGAATCTATGTTCACGAGGGAACGGCCCCGCACATTATCAGAATAGTAAATAAACGCGTCCTCGCGAACCGCCGGACCAACCAAGTATTCGGAACCATAGTCCACCACCCCGGAACCAAAGCCAACCCTTTCCTACAAAGGGCCGTAGATAAAAATAGCGACTTTATCGACAAGCAGTTTGAGAACGCAGTCGACGAAGCATTAAAATAAAAATATGGCGACAGATTTTAAAACAATAAGAGCGGCGATTAAAGATTTAATTGACGACGACGCCAAAACCGTTCAAGTAGCATATGCTTATGAGGCGTCCAGTTTTAGCGGTGACCCGGCGGTCGTAGTAGCGCCGAGCGATAACGAAGCCGACTACGGGACAACCGCCACAGATCGGGTCGTTTTTGTTTTTAAGGTCCGCGCTTATTATTTAATTCCCGACGGAGCCAGTCACGAAGCCGCCGAAACCGCATTGGAAGCGGTCGTGGACGAACTCTTAACTTTATTTAGAACACGTGATTGTTTGGGAAGCGCCTGCGACTGGGTAATGCCGGCGCCAAGTTCCTGGGCCTACGAATACCGGGGCGAAGCGCTCTACCGCATGGCCGAGATAACTTTGAAATGCATTAAGTATGTCGCCTAAAAATAAAACGTGCTATAATAAATTTATGAAAAAGACCACAGCGAAAAAACCAAAAAAAATAGAAGTAAAAAGCGAGGAGCTTAAAAATTTTCATTTTCCACAATTTAAAAAAACGGTCAAGGCGCGAACATACGCCGAAGCCGTCAAACTTATTAATTTATGAGAAATTGGAAAAAGGAAAATCCGAAAAAGGTCCGGTCATACATGAAAGAGTATCGTAGAATAAATTCGGAAAAAATTAAAAAACAAAAACGGTTGTGGGAAAAAGAACATCCCACTTTAAAAAGTAAGTTTGATAAAAAAAGTTATTTAAAAAGAACCGAAGGGAAAAGGGTAAGGCAAGATGGGAGGTCAAGAAATCTGATTTATAGAAACTGGATGAAAAACAAAAGAAACCGAGTGGTTAAAAGATTGAAAACAGAAAAATTATCGCACACTTTCGGGGACTGGGAATTATTAAAAAAACAATACGGCAATACCTGCCCGTGTTGCCACCGGTCAGAACCGGAAATAAAATTAACCGAGGACCACATTATTCCATTAAGCAAAGGCGGGAGCGATTTAATAGAAAACATCCAACCATTATGCTTAAAATGCAATTTAAAAAAGCACATCAAAATAATTAAATTTAAAAATTTTGGATAAATTATTGAAAAAATAATTATTCAAAATTAATCACAATCATATGTTTTTACGAGGAGAGGACATCAACATTGGGTTCGGAGTAGAGAACCCGGCCGCGCGCTTAACCAAAGTGGCGCCGCAAGCGTTTATTCCGGGGAGAACTCCAACCGGTGTAGACGTAGACGTGACCAAGGTTTTAATGAAAGAAACCAAGGGGACCGGAATCAGCACCAAGGGTTCAGAAATCGTTCAGCGCAAAGCCAGCGGCTCGCTGGAATTTAACGTGCGGAGCGAAAGCATTGGCTATCTTTTAAAATCACTATTGGGAAAATCAACCCCGACCGTGGTATTAGCCAGCGTTATAAATCACAAGTTTGAAGTTTTAGACAGCGACCCACAATTCCCGACTTTAACAATGGCATTAAGCCAACGGGGATCGTTTCAAGATTACAGCTATAAAGGCGCAATGGTTAGCAAGTTAGAAATTAAAACCCCGGTAGACGATTTGGTAAATGCGAAAGCCGACTTTTTTGCGGCCGACGAAACCAAGGAAAGCGCTTATTCATTTTCAACCAACGATACCGATTATTTATTTAGACCGCAGGACATCACCGTAAAAGTAGCGGCCGACGTCGCAGGTTTAGCGGCCGGAGTCGAGCTAAAATTAAAAGCGTTAAGTTTAGTAATTAGCAACAACTCCAAACCACAGCAAACCATCGGCTCGTTAATTCCGACCGATGCCATTGCCGGCTTAATCGAAGTGAGCGGCGAAATGGAAATCGATTATGAGGACGATACCTACCACGAAATGTTCAAGACCGGCGCCTATAAAGCATTAGAAATAACAATCGAACGCTCGGACATCGACTACGACATGGCCAACAACCACCCGAAAATGGTTATTACTTTGCCGAAAATCTCGATTGAAAAATCGACTCCGCAAAGACCAATGGACGACGTGGTCCGGGACAAGTTAGGATTTAATGCGCATTATAGCGACGACGACAGCGAAGCAATTGAAATCAACCTACAAAACACCGTGACCGACTACGAATACGACGTAATTTCTTAATAATTAACATACAACACTTATGATTAGTTCAACACAAAAAATCATTGCTCCGGTCAGTAAGGCCGAAGTAGAAATTAAAGACTGGATCACCGGCGCGGACGCGGAATACATCAACAACGCCTTATACGGGGCGGTGGAAATCAAAACCGACTTCGCAAACAAGACAGCCCAAGCCGGGAAGTTTAATGCCGAAAAAGCATTGGGCGATGAGGCTCACCGGGCCATTGAAAAATTTATCGTGGCCGTTAATAGCGAAACCACAAATGTCCTCGCCACCGTTTTGGAACTACCGGAGGAGGACTACGACTTTATTAAAAGTGAAATCGCCACCCGTCGTGGTAAAAAAAAACCAACGGAGGATATCCAATCGCCACAATAATAGCCGTATGCCAAGAAATGAGGTGGGACTTTCACACTTTCATGAGCCAGCCCGACTGGTTTCTGGTCGAAGTAATTAAAACGATTAGAAAACAACAAGAGGACGCTCAACAAAAGAATTAAAAATTACGCATATGGCAGACAGTCGCCACTTACAACTTATCATAGACGCCGAGAATAAAGCCGGCGGAGCCATCAGCGAGGTGCAGAGCCAATTAAGCAAACTGCAATCAGGAATGGAGCCGGCGATAGGCGCATCAAATAAAGTAGCATTAGCACTTGGGGCCGCAACCGTGGCCGCGGGTGCTTTTGGTATTATGCTGGGCAAGCAAGCCGTAGACGCCGCCGCCGAAGCGCAAGTTAAAATGGCGCAATTCAACACGTCAATGGACAACTTAAAAGGAACCACAATCGTAGCCAGCGGATCACTGGCCGACGTTATTTCAAACGTTAAATTGACCGGGGACGCGGTAGACGCCGCCAAACTTAAAATTTTAGACGCCGCCAATGCGACATTAAAGTTAGGATTTGATAACGAGGACACAGCCAACTCAATGGCTAAATTTTATCAGAGAACCGGCGACGTTAATCAAGCGATTTATTTAAATCAAACAGCAATGGATTTGGCCCGCGCCAAAAATTTAGATTTAGCGACCGCCACAAACGCGGTCAACTTAACTCTGTCCGGCAACGGCAAAATGTTGAAAGCCTACGGTATAGATTTAAAAGAAAGCGCTACGCCGTTAGAAGCCCTCGGTCAACTCCACGATTTAGTAAAAGGACAGGCCACCGCGTTTGCTGATACCTACAAAGGAAAAATGGAAATCACAAAGCAGGCCCTCTCGGAATTAAAGGAAACGATAGGCGATAAATTACTTCCAATTTTAGGCAGGTTAGCCGATGCTTTCACGACATTAATTAATGACGGCATTCCGAAATTTATTGGGCAAGTAAAAGAATTAAGCAAATGGCTGGGCGAACATCAATACGTTATTTATTTGGTGGCCGGCGCCGTCATAGGGGCGTTACTCCCGGCGATGATTGGACTGGCAATAACAATGGTCACCGTAGTAATTCCCGCATTTTTTGCGGCGGCATTAGCGCTGGCGCCATGGATTATCGGCGGCGCAATTATCGGTGGAATTATTGCCGGCATCGTTTGGATAGTACAGAACTGGCAAATGGTCAGCGCCAAAGTCATTGAAATCTGGACGGCCATAACTGGATACCTCGCTGGAATTTGGGCAAACATTAGTGGCGCGATACAGGTAGCGTGGACCGCGGTGCGCGATTTTTTCACAGTGATATGGGACGGCATAAAAGCCGTGTTTCAATTCGCCGTGGCCTTTGTCGCGGGCCTCGTAATTTTAGCATTTAAGGCGATGGGCATTGACATCGTCGCAGTTTTTAAAACAATAAAAGATTTTCTCATGGAATTTTGGGAGGCATTAAAATTGGCGTTCACAATGGCCATAGATTCCATAAAAGCAAAGTGGATGAAAGTGTGGACGGACATCCGGGACTTTTTAACTCCGATATGGAATTTTATTAAGAAAACAATCGGCGACGCTTTTACTTGGGTGGCGTCACAATTTAAAACGTGGACAGAACCGCTCACAACCGCGTGGAACTCGCTATGGAACGGGATGGGCAACGCCCTCGGAACCGTTTGGGACGGCATAAAGAACACAATCAAGTCCGGAATCAACTGGGTCATTGACCAAATAAATAGATTTATAGACGCCGCCAATAACGTCGCTTCAAAAGGCGCCGGGGCGCTCGGAATAAAAGCGCCGCAGATACCGAACATTCCACAATTAGCCGAGGGCGGAATCGTCACCAGTCCGACATTGGCTCTGATCGGGGAAGCCGGCCCGGAAATGGTTATACCACTACGGTCCGCGGGCGCGGGCGCAGGCATGGGCAACATTAACATTTACATAACCGGTAACGAATTTATGGGCGAGGAGGGCATCGCCGATAAAATAGGAAATCAAATCATGCGAGCCTTACGTCAGAACATAAAAATATGATAACGATAACCATAAATGGAACGGATAGAACGGACGTCGTGCTATTCGGGACGGTACAAAAAACGGATGCCATTAATCAGCAAACCGACACTTTAAATTTTGACATTTTATACCACCCCGGCCAAACTTTTCGTCCGGAAAATAATAGCGAAGTAATAATGACAGACGGTGGCAACACCGTCTTTGCTGGTAAAATTTATGCGGTGACCAAGGCCATAGAGGACGACAGCAAGGTCCACTACCAAGTCAGGTGCAAAGATTACTCCTACGATTTAGGGCGCGAATTAGTGAACGAGGAATACGACAACATGACCGTCGAGGAAATCATAGCCCAAGTGATAGACGACTACGCGCCGACGTTTACGTACAGCCACGTGGCTTGCCCGATACCGGTCGTCAAAGTAATTTTTGACCGGAAGTCCGTGATAGAAGTTTTGCAATGGCTGGCCGAAGCCAGCGGATATTCGTGGTACGTAGAATACGACAAGGACATTCATTTTTTTGAAAAAAACACAGAGCCGGCCCCGTACAATTTAACGGACGGCGACGGAAACTGCATACCAGTTAGCTTGCAAGTGAGCGACGATTTTTCTCAAATTAGAAATCGGGTTTTTATTAGGGGTGGCGAGATAGAGGGCGACCCAAGAACCGAATACTTCAATGGCGACGCAACCAAAAAACAATTCAAACTTTCAAACAAATTTGCGCACGTCCCGACGGTAACCGTGGGGGGAGTGGCCAAAAACTGCGGGACGGATTATTTAGACGAGGAAACCGCGTTCGATTGTTTTTGGGATTACAATAACCAGTACGTCCGGTTTAAGGACACGACCATTCCCGGAGCCGGGACAAACAACATAGAAGTGACCGGCGACCCGCTGTACAATTTAACAATTCAGGTAGAGGACCCGGCGTCAATTTTAGAGTACGGACTATTCGAATTTTCAAAAGAGGACAAGACCGTTAAAAGCCGAGAAGTCGCGGTGGCTATGGCCAAAAGCGAATTGCAGGCTTACAAGGATGGATTAATCGAGGGGTCATTTGAAACCTACACCGCCGGACTCCGGAGCGGGCAAATTATCCACATTGACTCCGACATTTTAGACGTGGGTAGCGACTTTTTAATCCAACGTGTGACGTACAAAATGCTAACCATAACCCAAGGATATTGGAAAATAGACCTCGCCACTTTACGCACGGTCGGAATGATTGAATTTTTAATTAATTTATTAAAAACCGGCGATAGAATTATCGAGGACGAGGGCAATACGATACTGGAAAAAACAGTTTTTCCGGTCGAGAATTTAAAAATTAGCGACGCCATAGACATAAATACAGACGACTCGGAAAAAGACGAGGACGTAGAAATGGGCGAAGTCGTCACGGTGCAGGCGCTCGATTACGATACAAAATTCTGCTGGGGGCCGATCGCGCCAACCAGCACAAAGCGCCAATTTATTTGGAACGGCAGTCGCCTTGGTTAAAAATTTAAAAAAATGTTATAATTATAAACGTATGATAGACAAAGATTTTCAAAATCAAATAAACGCAATCAAATTACAATGCTCTCAAAAGGCGGGATTATTAGGCGTCTACCGGACAACGCTTGAAAACGTTCTCACCGGGGAAAAAGAGATAAAATACTACCACAACATAATCACAGACGTGGGGCGCGCTTTAATTTGCAACAACCTAACCGACGCCAGCCCGGACAACACCATGAAAATAAAGTACGCCGTCCTCGGTAGCGACGCCACCCCGGTAGCCATAGGCGATACTCAACTCGGAACCGAAACCTACCGCAATGCCATAGCGTCCGCGACCAACGCGTCGTACGTGGCCTATGCGACAGCTTATTTCAATCAGACAGAAGTCGTCGGAACTTTTAAGGAGGCCGGAATCGTTTGCGACGGAACCATAGCGGCCAACTCCGGTGTTTTATTTAGTCACGTAAACATCGACGTGACAAAAACCAACGTGCAAAAATTGACCATAGACTGGGTCCTCACGTTACTAAACGCTTAAAAATATGCCATTAGCAAAATACAATGGATTCGTCCCCGGCGATGACGCAGAAGCGGCGACGATAGACAGCATAGACCCGAACAACATTGAAACCCCGCTAACAAACGAAGCGGATAGAATTATTCGGGCCAACGCCAACGGAGTCCTGCCGGACGAAATGCTGACCGGAGTGGACGGCAACCTATTGGTTAATTTATTCAATGAGGTTTTTGCCGCGGCCGCGACTTTAAAATGGAGTAACGACGCCCAACACAACACCAGTGCCACCAGTTACACAAAAGTAAAAGAGATTAAATTAAATGAGGACCTACCGGCCTGCCGGGTGTCCTTTTTATTAGGCAATACCCAAGGCGGTGGAACGTCAGTCGGCAAGGTTTACAAGAATGGAGTCGCCCTCGGAACCGAAAGGATATCCACCTCGAACGAAACGTTCACGGAGGACTTCACCGGGTTTTTAAAAGACGATTTGATTCAGATTTACGTTTATAGGGGGAGTGGCACGACTGCCTATATCTCTACATTTAGATTATTATTTGACCGGACCATAACCGAATTAAGCGGGTGTAAATTAGCCACTCCAATCCCGACTAATTTCAGAGCCGACCCGACGAACACAATGACTTAATTTTTAAATTTACACTTATGGACCCAATAAATAAATACAACGAATTTGTAGAATCAACCAAAGCAGAATGCGACGCCTTATTAAAGGACCCGGAACTAACCGACGCCCAAAAGAAAAATGTCGCCCGACTTCGGTCGCGAATTATTATCGAAATGTAAAATTATGAGCAAAAAAATCGTGAAAATTGAAAATGGACCAAACC